CACCTGAGTTAGATTGGATAAGGTCCCAAGCATTGATACCGATTTTATCCATTAAAGAAATTTCTTCTTCAGTTAAATCTTTAAATGGTTTCTCCATCATGTTCTCGATTTTGGCTAAGATTTCTTCACCACCATCCATAAACATAAATTTACCACCATAAAGTGCGTCGAAGTCTTTGAATGTAAATCCAACACTCTCGGGTCCTGCACTTGTTTCACTAACCCACTTCATAGTTGATAGTGGTATTTTTCTCTCCTTTAATTGGTCTTTCCACTTACCGATAACCTCTTGAGCTATTTCCCCAAGATTAACACCTTTAAGTTCTCTTTCTTTTTTAAATGGATTACAAGAAGCTTGAACAAGTCCCATCGGCCACGCCATGATGAGAAAGTCTGCTTCAGGATTATTTCTGAATGGTGTATATCTGTCGTAAGACCCAGGTTTAAACATACTACCCCCACCATATTGGAAAATAATATTGTCAGATACCGTTGGGTACCCCTTCATTTTGTCTGCATAATCTTGTGCATTCTGTTGTAAATCTTCAGGTTTGGCAGCGTTTGTTCTTGTCATCCAAGTTTTAATGTTATTAAGTATAGACATTAATGATGGTTCAGAATCCATAACTAACCCTTCTAAAAATCCAGGTTTGTTTTTAAACGCCAAAAGTAATTTATTAATAACTAACCCCAATAACATTTTATTCTTTTGAAGTGAGTTATCTTTGTCGACTCTATAAATGTAATTAACAACCTCTTGTGGTGTAATGTCATGTTTCGCATAGTCTGCGGAGTCTACAGTATTAATTAATAATATATCAGATGATGGGAATAAATCTTTTGGTGAGACTACTTGAGATATTGTTTCTACGTTTGAACGAGCCCCTCTAAATTGTTTTGATGTTCCTTTCTCAACTCCAACTTGTTTGTCGTGGTGGTCAGTATGAATCACGAACATTGGTTTACCGTGAGCAAAGTCAACAAGGACTGGCATCACATCACCTTCAGCATCGTTCTTCTTAACGGAAAACTCTTTATCACCATATTGAATAATGTGAGCCCCTACAACATCAATACCATTATCTTCAAGGTATTTCTTCATTGCAATTGCGGTTGTTACTCCATCTAAATCTTGGTGAAAATAAATCTCCGCCTTTTGATATCTATTCTTTAAAGCGTTGATATTTCTAATTCCTGTTTCCGATATTATTCTTCTCATTGATTTTATTTTGTGAACCAACTGATTACCTTATCAAATATATCTTGGTTTAATCCTAATTTATGTAATGCTTTGTAAGTGTCTGGCCCAGCAATTCCATCAGGATTGACTTTCTCTGCTTTTTGGAACATCTTAAGTGCGTTAATTGTACCTGGACCCCATTTAGAGTCAACAGGTATTTGGTATAGTTTTCCATTAACCTTCACATTTTTCATTTCAAAATAATCGTTAAGTGCTGTTTGAAGTTCGAAAACATCTTGTCCACTCATTTGATTTTGTTCCTTGATAACTCGTTTAACAATATTAGTTAAATCGGTTTCCGTTAGTCTAATTATTTTCTTTGCCATTATATTTGTTTTATATTAATTTACATTCCAGGGATTGGGTTAAGTTGTCCTGTGAATAACCCTCTGAAGAATTTTGCTAATGGGTCACCAGCAACATTGTCACTCGACATACTTTGTTTTACACTATCAGCTGTTGATGATATTGGGTCCATTGACTCCTCACCTTTAAATGATTCTTTGTAATATTGTTGAGCCTCAGGTGTTTTTTGGTAATTCTCCATCGCCTGATTCATCGCTTGTTCTCCCCCTAATCTTTTAACAACTTCCTCGGCTCCAACCCAGTTTCCAATACCAATGTAATCTAAGAAACCTAACCACCATTTAGTTTGTTGCATCATAATTTTTAATCTTCTACCTTCAGGACTTCTAAATATTCTTGGAATTCCTCCAAAGAATGTTTGACTCAAGAAACCTGGCTTACTTAATGCTGCAACGTCAAAAACTTTCTCAGTCTTAATTAAATCTTTTAATGCTTGAATATCTTTAACACCCGCTTTACCCATTTTTAAATCCGCCTCAAGTGATTTCGCCAAACCACTAACACCTTTACTTTTAGTCCCCGCTCTACCTAATAAGGTGAAGTAATCCATAATAGTGTTCTTCATACCTTTGAATGGCCCTACAGGAATTTCTTTTAAAAAATCATTAACCTTGTTTGCCCATCCACTTGAACCTCCTGCGCTCTGTAAGAATTTACCAACAGGTCCTGGGTCTTTAGCTAATCTACTTATCGCTTCTGCAGCTGCCTTTGGATTTGTCTTCGCAAGTTTTAACGCAACATCTAATTCTTTTGTCGCAGCTGAACCAATTTTCATTGCACCCATTACAGGTTTTGCCACCGCATCTCCAACAAAGAATGGTACTGCAGCAACTAAACTTAAAACACCAAATAGTGTGTCTCCTTGTGAAAAGTAAGAAATTGCGTTAATTGTGTCTGTGATTGGTGTTGGGTCAACGATACCAACAATATCCATCACGTTATTATACCAAGCTTCATTAATCACTTTACCTTTGTTCTGTTTTTTCTCAGCAACAAGGTTTTGTTTGATTAATATTAATTGGTCTTCGGTGATTACGAATTGAGCCATTTATAGTTTTCTTAATAAATATTCGTAGAAACAAAAAAAAGGGTCATATGACCCTTTTATTATAAATCTAATTCAATTTGTCGATTCTTATCTACAAAGTGCTGAACTCTTTCTTTTGCAACATTAGTATAGTTTTCACTCAATTCTATCCCTAACCATCTCCTTCCACTTATCTCAGCTGCACATAAACTTGTACCACTACCAACGAACGGGTCAAGTACCACATCGTTTCTATATGTTAATATCTTAATTGCTTTCATTGGGATGTCCATTGAGAAAGTTGCTTTAGTTTGTTGTCTTGTATCTGCAAAGTACTCCCACTGTCCGTAAACCAAACTCATGAACTCTTTCTTATCTTCTTCCTGATACATCATTTTCTGTTTGATAGTACCGTCTTCTTGTTCTAAATCAACCAACTCTCCCTTCCATTGTGGTTCACCTTTAACTTTTTTGATTCGGTCTTTCTTGTAGGCTAATATAACACACTCCTTAGGGTTGTATATGTAAGGACTACTTGGTGACATCCATGAACCCCATGCTGTAGTCTTACTTCTGTGTGGTGAGTTCTCGTCAAGGTCTACAAGTCCGTAGAATTGGAATCCGACTTTTTTCATTATGGACCAAAACTCAGACATAAATAGAATTCTACCACCTCTGTCTTGAACGTTAACTTCATAAGGAATGTTAACCGCAATCCTACCGTCATCCTTTAATAGACGATATGCCTTGGATAACCATTGTTCAGTAAACTTCCAATAGTCTTCCATTGTCATTCTATCGTCATGACTATCATAATCGATACCCACATTGTACGGTGGAGAAGTAACCACCAAGTCAACAGTAGACTCAGGGAGTTTCCCCATTTCAATAATACAGTCTCCTTGAATGATTCTATTTGTTTCTAACATTATAATTTACCTTCTTGTTTTAATTGTTCTCTTATTTTAGTGGCTGAGATATCACTTACCTCTTGTGGTGGTAAATGTTCTATGATATCATATCCAACTCCTCTTCCGAAGTTTACCGATTCAACATCAGGTATTACCATTACAATAACTCTTCCCTCATGGATTAAGTTAAACAATTTAATAGTGATATTATCATGTACCTCTTGTGCGGTAAATGGATTCTGTTCGTTAGGTTCAATGTCTCTAATACAAATTAGAACATTCTTACCTTGTTCAAGTCGTTGGTCAATCAACCACCTGTGTCCATCGTGCCATGGTTGCCATCTTCCGATAAACATTGAGAACTGTTTACCAGGATTATTCTTTAATTTAGGGTCTCCCTCTATGTGTATTTTTTCCATATTAAAATGAGTGTGCTATTATTGTGTCAACACAGATTTCCACTTTTACATTATCCGTACAGATGTTAATAAAATCTTCTGTCGGTGGTTCGTAGTTTTCTACAAAGAAGTTTTCTCTACCTCTTGTCTCACTTGTATGTACATAAACCTCAACTAAGTCATCTCCCATCTTTTCTTTGAATGCTTCTCGTTGGTCTTTATATGGTGATACTAATGACACTACAACATTATTATCCTTACTGTGAAGGTATTGAGATAGTTGTTGCGCAAGTTCTATATTCTTTCTTCTACCTTGTTCGGAGTAATCTTTATTATCGAAGATGTTTCTGATATCATCTCCGTCAACATTAAACCATGGAGATGGTGTGACCATTCCTCCAAGTTTACATAATTCTTTGGCAATGGTAGTCTTACCAGCACCAGGTTGTCCTGTTAACCAATAAATCATAACTCTAAATTTTTAATCTTACGGTCCAAATAGAAAGCCGCCTTCTTAAGGTCTTCTAATTCTTTTGCTTGGTCTTTCTTCCCCGCTCTTGCAACATACTTAACTACGTTGAAGATGTAGGCGTCTTTATCAAGTCCCCAAGCTTCACATACTTTTATTACTTCGTATGGATTGTTTTCCCCTCCGTAATGTTGTGGGTGATTAACTTGTTCACTCATATTCTTCTTGTTTTAATTCTTCGTAAAAACCAATTTTTGGTTGTTGATGGATAATTTCTTTTAAGTCTTCGTTTTCTCGACGAAGTGGTCTGATAATCATTAGGTACATCATCGCAGCACCTATCCACATCCCAAATACAGTACATAGTAGTTCCATAATTTTATACTGTTTTAATTACATAATAGTCATTCGCATACTTGGATTCCTCGATAACTC